CACAGAAGTTTCCGAGGTTGCTGCCAACATTGCTCAGGTAATGGGGACTGATGTCAAAAGTGCAACTGTACAACTTGCTAAAGCACTTGAGGATCCAACTCGTGGGCTCACGGCACTTTCACGGTCTGGGATTACTTTTAACGAAAGCCAGACAGAGACGATTAAAAACCTTGTTAAGTCAGGTAATTTATTAGATGCGCAAGCGTTAATTCTTGAGACAGTTAAGGGTCAATATGATGAAGCTGCGCGGGCGGCTGGCACTGGCTTTGCGGGTGCTGTTGATTTATTAACGGAAAACACAGATGATCTTACGGAGGCTTTAGGCAAAGGACTTGAGCCTGCCGCTGCGGCGGTAACAAATGGTTTAGCAAACCTTGTTGAAAATATATCCAAAATTCCGACACCAATGGGGCAAGCAGCCTTAGCAATTGGTGGTGCCACTGCGGCTGTTTATGCGTTAAAAACAGCAAACGATTTATTAATTGCAAGCAAACTTGGCGGATTTTTGATAGCTCAAATAGCTTTGTTTAAGACTTTTGAGGCTCAAATATACTTAACTGCGGCGGCAACAGGCTTTAAAACAAAAGCTGTTATTGCGTTAAAAGCGGCTTTAAGCGCGTTGCCATGGGTGGCGGCAATAGTAGCGGTCACGGCTTTAGTAAAGCAGCAATATGAATTAGTAGAAGCGGTTAAAGATTATAATACAGTTGTAGAGAAAGGAACAGTTGAAGAGCTAACTGGCAAAATTCTAGAATTAGAAACACGTTTAGATGAAGCAAACGAGAAAACTGTTACTTGGTATGAGTCCATGCTGGACTTTGTTTTGGGCACAGATGGAGCCTCTAAATCTGTTGATGGTTTAATTGGGAAAATAGATGAGTTAAAAAAACGTCGTGCTGAATTAAAAATTCAAACAACTGATACAGACCCAACGCAGGGCGCAGCCCTTGATATGAATGCTGTCAATGCGTTTAGGGAAAAATTGCGATTAGAAGATAAATTAAAAGAAAAACCCAAACTTCCCAAAGCCGTACAGGCAGACCCACTGGCAAGCCTTAAAGGTCAAGTTCAATCATTAAAAGAAAGTGTTCTTCTAGCAAAAACTCGCAGTGCAGAAGAAGAAAAGCAGCAGCAATTGTTGATTGATATTGGCAACCTTACTGCGATCAGAGCCGATAGCAATGCTGCATTAGTTGATCAAGCGATCAAGCTGACCGGTCAGTTGTTCTATGAAACTCAACTGCAAGATCAAGCGGCAGATACAGCTAAACAGGCGGCCAAGGACAAGAAAGACGCGCAAGACGCAGAAGCGCGACGGGTTAAAGACTTAGCAGATAAATACAAGCAAGTGGGTGATGCTATCAAGACCCACGTGACCGACTCAATCATGGATGCGATTGACGGCACCAAATCGCTTGGCGAATCTGCTCTCGGCATCTTAAAAGATTTAGGCAAGCAATTTTTGCGGCTTGGTATCAATCAAGCGTTTGGGGCACTTGGAAGCACTGGTGGAATCCTTGGCAAGCTGTTTGGCGGTGGCAGGGCTTCTGGCGGCACTGTGCAAGGCGGCACGTCTTATATGGTTGGCGAGCGTGGCCCTGAATTGTTTACCCCTGGGCGCTCTGGCAGCATTGCGCCGAACAATGCAATGGGTAACGCTAGTGTGACTGTGAACGTTGATGCTTCTGGCTCTTCTGTTGAAGGTGATGGCGATCAAGCCGCGCAACTTGGCAAGATGCTCGGTGCTGCTGTCCAAGCAGAGCTAGTCAAACAAAAACGCCCTGGTGGTTTACTCGCAAGCTGATGGCTACTTTCCCTTCGATAACGCCTACATACGGCCTTCAGAAAACAAGCGCACCAGTCACTCGCACGGTGCGTTTCGGAGACGGCTATGAGCAGCGCACAAGCCTAGGAATTAATCAAAACCCAAAGTCCTATAACCTGACTTTTGAAGTCTCGGAAACCGACGCAGACACAATCGAGACATTCCTAGACGCTAGGGCTGCCGATAGTGCAAGTTTCGATTTCACGCCACCAGGCGAAAGCAGTAGCTCTAAGTTTGTGTGCGAGCAGTGGAACAAATCAATTCCATATTTAAACCGCGCCACAATCCAGGCAACATTTAGAGAGGTATTTGAACCTTAATGGCTTACACCGTATGGGCCGCTAGTACCGCTTTTGCTGTTGGTGACGTTAGACGTGCCACCACATCACAGAACAGCGGTTTAGTTTTTGAGTGTTCGACTGCTGGAACGTCAGGCAGTTCAGAACCCAGTTGGCCTACAGACATTGGCAGCACGCTGACCGACAACACTGTTGTTTGGACAGCAATTAGTTCAATTTATGCTGACCTTTCGGCGTTAGCGCCAAGCGCAATTATTGAGTTATTTGAGCTGCACTACGACAACACGTTGCACGGCAGCAATGACATTTTGCGTTGGCACGCAGGATCTAATGCTGACGTAACTGGCAACATTGCTTGGGATGGCAACGATTACTTTCGCCTTCCAGTTAAGGCTGATGGGTTTGAGTACACAAACACCGGCACATTGCCACGACCAACCCTGTCGGTTGCCAACTTAGATGGCGCGATCACTGCACTTTTGCTGGGCGTAAACCTGACAACTCCAGGCAATGACCTGACAGGTGCAAAGGTCAAGCGGATCAGGACATTGAAAAAGTTTCTTGACGGTGAGTCGGCCGCTGACCCTTACGCAACGTTCCCTGTTGAAGAGTGGTTCATTGACCGCAAGGCCACCGAATCACGAGATGTCGTGAGCTTTGAGCTTGCAAGCAAATTTGATTTGTCCAACAAGGAACTGCCTAACCGTCAGGTTGTGGCCAACATCTGCCAATGGCAGTACCGCAGCTCTGAGTGCAGCTACACAGGCAGCAACTTTTTTGACGTAAACGACAACAGCGTTGGATCGTTGGCGCAGGATGCGTGCGGCAAACGGCTTAGTAGTTGTAAGAAACGTTTCGGCGAAAATGGTGAACTACCGTTTGGTTCGTTCCCTGGAGCAGGACTGCTCAGATGATGTTGCCGCCTTCAATTATGAGCCTGATCATGGCTCATGCAAAAGAAGAAAGTCCTAAAGAGTGCTGTGGTTTGGTGGCTGTAATCAAGGGCAAGCGTCGTTACTTTCCTTGCAAAAACTTAGCTGACACGCCGAGCGAGCATTTTGTCCTTGACCCGGTTGACTATGCAGCGGTGGGGGACAAGGGCGAAATCGTTGCTGTAATCCACAGCCATCCGACAACGAACCACAATCCATCACTGGCCGATCGCGTTGCATGTGAGCAAAGCGGGCTGCCTTGGCACATCGTCAACCCAAACACTGAGAACTGGGGCTATTGCGAGCCTGAAGGCTTTGAGTTGCCCTACGTGGGGCGTGAGTTTGTGTTTGGCGTGGTGGACTGCTACACGCTTGTGCGTGACTGGTACGCAAGGGAGTACGACATCCAACTGCGGGATTATGACCGGCGTGACAAGTTTTGGGAGCGTGGCGAAGACTTGTATATGGGCAACTTTGCTTCAGAGGGATTTAGCAAGGTCCTGCTTGCGGAAGTGCAGCCTGGTGACTTGATTTTGATGAATCTGGTTTCACCGTTGCCAAACCATGCAGCAATTTATTTGGGTGAGCAACAGGTTTTGCATCACGTACAGGGGCGGTTGTCGAGCAGAGACGTTTTCGGCGGGTATTATCTAAAGAACACAGCCTGCGCCTTGAGGCATGAAAGTCGTTAAGGTCTACGGCGCTTTACGCGAACTGCTTGGAAAGACTCGGTTTGAGTTTGTAGCGGATACCCCTGCTCAGGCAATGCGTGCCTTGTTGGTTAACTTTCCGCAGCTTGAGCAGTGGTTAATTAATAGCGAAAAGAATGGTGTTGCTTACCGAGTAACAGTCGGCAAACAAAAGATTCACGAGCAAGATGTTTCAGGGATGTTGCTTCCTTGGAGTGAGCAAGACGTTTTTAGTATTGCTCCTGTAATGACTGGTGCTGGACGTGGAGCGGGGACGTTTCTGCTCGGGGCGGCGCTAATCGGCGTAGCGATTTTCTCTGCTGGTGCTGGGCTTTCGCTTGCCGCAGGCGGCTTTACTACAACAGGTGTTGCTGCTTCAGGAGCTATTGGTGTAATTGCTCCAGGCTTTGCAGCCGCAAGCTCGCTTGCTGCTATTGCAGGGAATATCGGCATTGGCTTAATGCTGACTGGTGTTGCTCAAATGCTTTCGCCCGTGCCAAAACCACCAAGAGAAGCATCGAAGTTAGAGTCAAATAGTTTCAGTGCAATTCAGCAGACCGTGCGTCAGGGTGTTCCCGTTCCAATAGCCTATGGACGGGTATTTGTTGGATCGGCGGTTATCTCTGCTGGCCTTGACGTTGATCAGGTCAATGTTAATTCAAACTCATTCCTTGCAAAACTTGGAGTATCATGACCAATACTAAATATATTGCTGGAGCAGGTGGTGGCGGCAAAACAGGTAGCGGTACCCCAACTGAATCTGATGACTCGCTGCAGTCAAAGCAGTTTGCAAACGTCCTTGATTTAATTAGCGAAGGCGAAATTGAAGGTTTAGACGAGGGCAATAAAAGTATTTTCTTTGATGGAACACCACTGCAAGCAGCAGACGGCTCGTATAACTTTAATGATTATGCTGTAGCTACTCGTGTTGGTACTCAAGGCCAGTCGTTTATACCTGGCCCCTACGGCAACGTTGGATCTGAAACATCAGTTGGCGTAGAAGTTACCAATGCAGCCTCTGTAACTCGGCAAATTACAGATTCAGACATTGACCGTGTTCGGGTAACAATTCAAATACCGTCGCTGCAAAGAATTGAAAGTGATGGAGATATTGTTGGCACAAGCGTCAGTATTAGTATTCAAGTGCAATACGACGGCGGTGGCTATAACACCGTAAAAACTGACACGATTTCAGGCAAAAGCAGCGGCTCGTATCAGCGGGATTATATATTTGCCTTAACCGGATCATTTCCGGTAGACATCAAAGTCGTCCGCAATACAGCTGACAACGGCACGACAAAACTGGCAAACACAACTAATTGGCAAAGTTTTACTTCAATTATTGACGCCAAGCTTGCTTACCCAAACAGCGCTCTTGTTGGTTTGCGCCTTGGGTCTAGTCAGTTTCAAAGCATTCCTCAGCGTAAATATTTAATTCGCGGCATCAAGGTTGCAATACCTAGCAATGCAACCGTAGACACCACGACACACTTAGGGCGCATAACGTATTCCGGCGTCTGGAACGGTCAATTCCAAGCAGCAAAGTGGACAAACGATCCAGCTTGGTGCTTATGGGATTTGCTTACAAATGAAAGGTATGGGTGTTCTGTGCCTGAATCATCGCTAGATCGATATGACTTCTTTGCGATTAGCCAGTATTGCAACACGCTTGTTGATGACGGGAAAGGCGGGCAAGAGCCACGCTTTAGTTGCAACCTGCTGATAAATCAGCGCAAAGAGGTTTACAACGTCATCCAAGAGATGAGCAGCATTTTTAGGGGCATCTCTTATTACGGTGCTGGCTCGCTGGTATTACTGCAGGACAAGCCTTCTGACGCTCAGTACACGCTTGGTCCGGCCAACGTTGTTGGTGGTGTGTTCTCATATTCTGGGTCGTCAGTTCGCAGTCGTCATACCTGCGCCACTGTTGCGTACCAGAACTACGACGAGCTTGGCGAGGTGTCGTTTGAGTACGTCGAAGATGCTGATGCTGTTGCAAAGTACGGCGTCAACAACAAGGACATCAAAGCAGTTGGATGTTATTCACAAGGCCAAGCCAACAGGCTGGGT